TGCCTTGGCTGATCGGTTACATAAGACGATAGAAGAAGTCGAGCAGATTTCTGTAACTGAGTTCCACGAATGGCTCGCCTACTTCCACATTATGAGCGAGCAAGCTGATGGCGACTCAAGACGTTAAAATCCGCATTACAGCCCTAGATAAAACGTCTGGGGCTTTGCGTAAGATAGGCGGCGCACTGAAGGCCGTTGCTAAACCCATCCTAAACCTTCGGACAGCGCTTGTTGGCTTGCTTGGTGCTGGCGGTATGGGTTTGCTTGTATCGCAATCTCTTAAAGCTACAGACGCGCTAGCAAAAACAGCCAGCCGAATAGGCACGACAACGGATCAGCTGAGCAAACTGCAATATGCAGGACAACTCGCAGGCGTTGAAACTAATACCCTTAACATGGCAATGCAGCGCTTCGTGCGACGTACTGCCGAGGCAACAAAGGGCACAGGCGAGGCTGTCAGAGCATTTCAAGCGCTAAATATCGACGCTAGAGAATTGCAGGAGCTACCACTTGCTGAGCGCATGAAGGTGCTGGCGTCGTCTTTTGCTGATCTTGGTAGTGAAGAAGAAAAGCTAGCCGTTGCTTTCAAGCTATTTGATTCTGAAGGCACAGCCGTCATTAATATGCTCCGTCAGTCTGGCGATGAGATGGAGCGTGTTTTCCATGAGGCGCAACAGCTCGGCATCGTAATGTCAGAGGAAGCCGCGCAAGGCGTTGAGGATGCCAACGATGCATTTACTCGACTCAGAGCGCTAGGCAGGGGGCTGATCAACCAATTTACGGCAGGATTAGCACCTGCGCTTGAGACGCTTACTACTGCTTTTACCGACTTTATATTAGAGCAGTCTAAGGCTTTTGGTGGTATTGAAAACTTTGGCCGTTATCTAGCTAGCGGATTTATTGAGAACATTATTTCCGCTTTACAGGCGTTGCAAGAACTAACCAACGCAGGCATCACAGTCATTAATACCTTTAATTCGGCTCGTCGTAGTTTGTCGGCGGCGTTTGCTATTGGTAAGGCTGATCCCAATGATGTTGCGGCGCTGGAGGCAGAGTTAGCCGAAATCGATCAGATGCTGAAAGGTGGTTTTTTCAACGATCTTGGAAAAATTCGATTATTTAGCGATGAGGGCGTTATCGATGTGCTCTCTGATGAGGAGTTGTTAGCAGAGCGCGAACGCATAGTGGCTCGACTCAACGAGCTTGGTGTTGCAATCAATGAAGCAATTCCGTTTGTTGATTTTGCTAGTCGATTGGCAGTGCCTTTACAAAAGGCCGCAGACGCAATCAAAGAGCCGTTAAGCAACGTCAAAAGAGAACTAGAAGAAGTAAAGGCTATCGCCCAAGAGCCTTGGTATATGCCTTTGATCAAAGGCTTTAAAGGCTTTGCTACCGCCATTGATAATGTCATCGAAAAGATGCCAACTATCGATCAGGCGTTAGAGCAGTTTACACAGCAGGCAATGAACAACTTCACGCAGGCGTTTACCGATGCAGTCACAGGCGCTAAGAACTTCGGCGAAGCGATGAAAGGATTGGCAAAAAGCGTCGTCGATTCTTTGATTAAGATGCTTGTGCAGTATTACATCACCAAGCCATTATTTGACGCGCTTAAAACGGGTATTGGTAATTTAGTCGGCGGTGGTGGTGGCGCTGATGGAGCTAGAGCCAATGGCGGCTCTGTAACTGGCGGCAAATCCTATCTCGTCGGAGAAAAAGGCGCTGAATTGTTTGTGCCTTCGGCAAATGGAAAGATAGTGCCCAACAATGAGCTAGGCGGAGGCGGTGGTGTTACAGTCGTCCAAAACATAAACGTCACTACGGGCGTACAGCAGACTGTGAGAGCCGAAATTGCTAACCTATTGCCTCAGATCAGTAATGCGGCAAAAGCCGCTGTAGCGGATTCTAGAATGCGTGGTGGCGGGTTTAGCAAGGCAATGGGAGTTGCGTAATGGCGGCATTTCCAAATGTAGGTATTCAGAGCATGACGATGCGGCTCAGATCGGCGACAGCAGTCAGCACGTCACCTTTCACGTTTGATCAACAGACGTATCAGCATCAGGGCGTTAGATGGGAGGCTGAGGTTTCGCTTCCGCCTTTATCTCGCTCAGATGCCAAACAAGTCGAGGCGTTCTTTGCTTCTCTTAGAGGGCAGGGTTCGACGTTTACTTTAGGCAACCCGCTACACAATATAACCGCGACAGGCACGATCACTAGCGGCTCGCAAAATGCGACAACTGTGACAGGAACAGTGACGGGCGCAACGGCTGGCGATTATTTTGAAGTCAACAGTGCTCTTTACATTATCACCGAGGTAGGCGTTAGTACCTTTGATATAATGCCGCCGCTTAGAACCGCAATCACGACATCAACTACCCTAGACTTTTCACTGCCAAAGGGAACATGGCGACTAGCTTCCAATGAGATTGAATGGAGTATCAACGAGGCTAGTCTGTACGGTTTCACTTTTGCTTGCGTTGAGGCTGTATGAGCAGATCACTGACATCGGGAATGGAGTCGGCAGTTACCGCCGATCTAGTCCGCCCCATTCTGCTGGTGCAGTGTGCATTCGACAGCGGCAATCTCAATCTGTGGAATGGCATCGGCGATCTAACAGTCAATAGCGTTGATTACGTAGGAACGGGAAGGCTATTGCAGATAGGCGACATCCAAGAGACGACGCAGCTATCTGCTAATGGCATCACTGTCAGCCTTTCAGGTATTTTGCCGTCACTAATAGAAAAAGCGCGTGACGAGAATTATCAGGGACGCGAGCTAAAAGTATTGCTTGGCGCAATGGACGCCACCAACAGCGTAATCTCAAATCCTACCGTCATCTTCAGCGGCTTCATGGACACCATGACTATTAACGAGGGCGGTGAGACATCAAGCATACAAGTCACCGTTGAAAACAGATTAATTGAATTTGAGCGATCACGCGCTCGACGTTACACAGCAGAAGATCAAAAAATCGATTACCCAAATGACAAAGGCTTAGAGTTCGTTGCTGAAATGGCCGAGAAAGAGATTGTTTGGGGTAGGCGGCAAGTAGTGGCAGGCGGTTCAGAGCCAGTAGAGGGTGACGGAGACTATAGATGATTGAGTTCAAGTTAGAGAATTTAGCCAATGTAAAACGAGAGGCCGAGCCACTGCTAAAACAGCACTGGGAAGAAATCGCGCTTAACAAAGACATCATTAAGCTAAACCCTGATTGGCGTGCCTATGCTGAGCTAGATCGCGTTAATGCGCTCCGTGTGTTTACTGCTAGGAAGGACGGCAAGCTCGTTGGCTACTTTGTTGTAATCGTCAGTAAAGCCTTGCATTACGCCGATCACCTATTCGCTAACAACGACATTATTTTTCTAACGAAGCCAGCTCGCAAAGGACTGACGGGCGTTAAGTTGATTAAGTTTGCTATTGACTCGTTAGCGGCTGAGGGCATTACAAAGCTACATATAAACACAAAGGCACATCAGCCTTTTGACGCGATCCTTGAGCGTTTAGGTTTTGAAGAAATCGAGCGCGTTTATTCTTTAGTATTGAGGTAAAACATGGCTATTGCGGCTATTGCGGGGATTGCGTCGATAGGATCAGCGATGATCGCCGCAGGCACTTTCGCTATCGGCTTTAGTGCGGCAGCTGGCGCGTTTGCTCTGGGCGCTGGGTTATCTATGGTGTCTCGCGCACTGGCTCCCAAACCATCGTTGGGCGCTCAACTACGGGGCATGACAACAACTGTCAGAGATGCCGCAGGCTCCCGAAAAATAATCTATGGCGAAACGCGTGTTGGCGGACAGGTTGTATTTATCGCTAATTCGGGAGATGACAACGAGTATTTGCATCTCGCAATCGCATTCGCCACGCATCGAATCGAAGATTACGAGGAATTTTGGTTTAACGACAATAAAGTCTGGGAAGATGGCTCTGTGTTATCTGGTTGGACTGATGTGCTAGAAGTCGTCACCCGTAAAGGACAGCAGACTAGCGCAATGGCTAGCCTTAAAAACGCCAGTACATCATGGACTGACAATCATATTTTAGAAGGCATTGCATACGTTCACTTTAAGTTGAAGTGGGATGCTGACAAGTTTCCGCAGGGCGTGCCAAACATATCGGCAAGGATACAAGGCAAGCGCGTCTATGATCCGCGCAAAGATTCCACATCCTCCGTTTATGACGCGACTCTTGGCGTTTCTTCTCATCGCAGCGATCAATCTGGTACGTGGGAATACTCAACTAACCCTGCGCTAATTGTTAGAGATTATTTGGTAGATCAAAGCTACGGGCTTGGCGAAAATGCCAGTCTGATTGATTTGGACGCGTTAGATGCGGCGGCTGATTTATGTGATGAGTCAGTCTCACTTGATGGTGGCGGCACTCAGACTCGCTATCAGTGCAATGGCGTTATCGATACAGCCAACAGTATTAAGGACAACATCGAGCAACTGCTATCATCGATGGGCGGCAGACTAAGTTATTCAGGCGGCAAGTATTACATCGATGGCGCACAGTACCGAGCGCCAACTGTGACATTTACTGAGTCTGATTGCGTCACTGATATACAGGTGCAAACGAAGCAATCTCGCAGAAGTGCTTTTAATGGCGTTAAAGGCATTTTTGTATCTGAGGAAAAGAACTACAAGGTAATGGATTACCCGCCTCAGATTAGCTCTACATACGCCTTGCAAGACGGCGATCCAATCTACCTAGATATGCCTTTGCCGTTTGTAACTAACAACACGCAAGCGCAACGACTGGCAAAGATTGCGTTACTTAAATCTCGCGAGCAAACTGTTATCAATATGGCCGTAAACCTGAAAGGTTTGCAGGTAAAAATCGGCGACACGATCAGAGTTAGCAATAGCCGTTTAGGCTACAGTCAAAAAATATTTGAAGTCATTGATTACAGTTTGGCGGTAAACAGTGACGGCTTGCTTGTCGTCAATCTACAGTGCATAGAAACCTCGTCGGCAGTTTACGATTGGACAACAGGCGATCAAGAGGATTTTTTGAGTGGCGGCGAGCTGCCGCTATATGACGGGAGAACTGTTGCAAACGTTACAAGTTTGACTGCCACAGAAGTTGCACTGATCAGCCCTGATGGCACGCTTAAAACAAATATGCAGTTGACGTGGACAGCGCCACAGGACGCTTTCATCGATTACTACAACGTCAGATACAACGAAACAGGCACCACTGATTACTTTTACCTGATTACACGCGAGCCAAGAATACTGATATCTGGATTAGACAAAGGCTCTAACTACGATTTCCGCGTTCAGGCTACTAACCTAATTGGCGTTTCTAGCACAGGCACAGAGCTGTTAAATCAGTTAATGGAGGGCGATGACACTGCGCCACCAGCTCCAACCAACACCAGTGCAACAGGTGGCATTCAAACCATCACGGCAGAATGGAACAATCCGACAGGCAATGAC